GGCGCGGGCTGTTTATCCGACACAAATGCGACAACACGTCCTGTTGCAGGCCGAGCCATTTGGAGCCCGGCATGCACGAGGACAATACGTCCGACATTGTTCTCAGGAAAAAGCCGAGGCGCGTGCTCAGACCGGGAGAAGTAGAGCGCGCAATTGCCATGCGAATCTCCGGCCAGTCGGTCAACGCTATAGCGACCGCATTGGAATGCTCTTTCTATCTGGCAAAAGCGGTGGTGCAGTCAGTTCCGGGGAAGAAGCCAGGCCGTCCCAAGGGCTCCAAGAATTTTCGTGTGCGCATCACTGACGAAATCAAGAACACGATGCGACGCGAGTACGCTGCTGGCGGTATCACACAACAGAAACTCGCTGATCGGTTCGGATGTAGCCAGGATTACGTGAGCATCATTGTTCGACAACCTGAGAGGTGATCTATGAAAGTTCTGGTGAAGCAAGACTCAGCGACCGTAACGCCGGTCGATTGCGGTGAGGGTGAAGCGGGTATTGCGAAAGCGCGGGAGCTGCTCGCTCAATTCGGCTCTGGCGTCACGAACGAGGACGGTTCGGCTCTCAATCTGCCCGCGGTGACGGTGCCGAAAGCCAAGAAAAAGGCTGCGGCGAAGAAGAAGGCTGGCAGCAAGGCAAAAGCGAAGCGCAAGTAGTTCAACTAAATCCGTAACCCAAAAGGAGCCAACGTGATTAATAGAATTTTCATGACGATTCAGCGCGGCCTGACCGACAAGACGCCGGTATGCGTCTACCCGTGGGAGAAACCCATTCTGGAGGAGATTCACGGCGGAAATGCCGTGGAGGTGTCGATCGAGGAGATGTGCGATCTGAAGGGGGCTACGAAAATCAAGAAATTGAAGCTCTTGCACAAGACTTCGGAAGAAGGCCCGACGATGCGCGAGCAGTACGAGGCGATGACCAAGGCCGATCCAGAGAGTGACCCGCTCGCCGATCCGGAGGCCGAATACGGGCGCCTCGCCGAGCGCTACGGCATGCACACGAAGGTTGCTCTTCCGAACGTGGAAAAGGTCTACGGCTCGATCGGCAATTTCAGGCGGGCAATGCGCGACTACGCGCGTGGCAAGACCCCTGATTTCCTCGATACCTCCGGGCCGATCAAAGAGGACGAGCAGAAGCCGGTTTCCGAGATGAGCGATGGCGAACTGAAAGCCGCGCTCACGAAGTCGAGCATCGATTTCGGGAAGAAACCCACCCGTGAGCATCTGGAAAATCTCTACACCGACCAGGTAGCTGCCTAGTGCCGGCGACCTACCGCACGCTCGGAGATTTGCGATCCCGTCTGCGAACGCGGCTGGGCTATTCCAGTGCGGGAGCTACGGCGGGCGTGAATCAGGAGATTTTGAACAGTTTTCTTCAGGGTGCTCAGGAACTCCTCTACTGGACGCACGATTGGGCGCGGCTGCGACGCTATACCGACACGACGGTTGGACTCAACCAATACCTGATCGACTACCCAACGACCGCGCACCCAGACCGCATAAAGGCGATCTCGGTCGAGCGCAATACGGTGTGGTCGCCTGCGCTTAAGCATGGCATCACGCCACAGATGTACACGACGCAATCAACGGCGAGCTGGCCGCAGCGCTGGGAACCTTATGAGCAGATAGAGCTGTGGCCGAAGGCCGATCAGGTTTACCCCGTGCGCATCTTCTTCGTTCGGACGCTGCTCAGGTTCGAGGAGGATGACGACCGCTCAACGCTCGATGATGCGCTGGTGTTCCTGCACGCTCTGGCGGACGCCAAGGGGCACTACAAGCACAAGGACGCCGCGATCTATGGCGAGCAGCGCGATGCGCTCCTTGCGCGTCTGAAGGCGAAGAGCTGGGGCAAGGACGTTTTCAACCCTTACGATTTCGCGGAAGAAGAGCAGCTTGTTAAGCCAGTGGTGGTTTGAATCGAGGTGATCTATGGATCTCAGGAACGCAGGAACGCCGGTTAATCGCACTTCAACGGGAGACATCAAGGCCACCGTTGCGGCCCCAGGGCCGGCTGCGGCCGGGCACCTCATGGGCTTTTACGTGAACTCGACGACCGCCCTCACCCTGGTCTTTCGCGATGGTGGTGCGGGGGGCACCGTGCTGAACGGCGCGATCACGCCAGCAGTCGGCTGGCACGAGTTCCCGGCCCAGTTCGCCAACGGTCTGCATGTGACCTTCGGCGGCGCGGGTGACGCGACCTTTTTCGTGAAGTGAGGACGCAATGACTCGCCCATATAAAAAACGTCCGCTATCAGAACGATTGGCTGCACTCTCGAATCCAGTGAGTTTCGGCTGCATCGAGTTTAGAGGTTGTAAAAACAACAAAGGCTACGGATTCATAGGCATTCAGAGAAATGGAAAAACAAAACAGCTCTTAGCTCATCGTGTTGCTTATGAAATAGCGAACGGGCCAATCCTCCACGGGCTTTTTGTTCTTCACAAATGCGACAACCCGGCGTGCGTGAATCCTGAGCACCTCTTCCTCGGCACGCAGGCGGACAACATGAAAGACGCCGCCAGCAAGGGGCGAGTGCAAAGCGGGGCTGGGCATAACTTTTTCGGAAAGAGGCCCCACAACGCAGCTTTAAGTGACGAGGGCTTGGCAAAAGCCCGGCGTTTGCACGCATCGGGCGTGCTACGAAGCGAGATAGCGCTTGCTCTCGGCGTCACTTACAAGGTGGTTTATCTCGCCACCCATCGCGCGCAAAGCGAGGTGCGCTCATGCCAGCCGTAGTCTTTTGACGATTTCTCCGGAGGGCTTGACCTGCGGCAATCCGCTTCGATGGCGGAAGCGAATATCCAGCGCGTCCTGAAGAACTGCTACATCACGACCGGCAAGAAAATCCAGAAACGCCCGTGTCTCTCCCGCGTCACCACGCTGGAGAGCGGCACCATCGGGCTCATCGCCGCAGGGGGCAAACTCAATACCTTCTACGGCCCCGGAGCGCTCATCACGCACGCAAACACTCTTTTCCGGGCGAATCGGGTCGCGCATCCGGAGAACGGAGCCCTCACCGCAGTCCATGCGCATTACGGTGAGAATTTCAACAGGTTCCTCTACGTTGCTATTGAATATGACGATGGCTCGGTGAAGCATCACTATCTCGATGATCCAGGGGTCTGGGTCACCGCCACTTCCTACACGATGGGCAACTTTCGCCGGCCGACAGCCGAGAACGGTTTCCGCTACGAGATGACAGGCGGCGCGGACCCTGGCGCGTGGGCGGCAGCTACAGCTTATGCGGTGGGCGTGTTTCGGCGCCCCACGGTTGCGAACGGCCTGCGCTACGAAGTGACTGCGATAGTTGGTACCGGTACATCAGGTGCGGCCGAGCCGGTGTGGCCGACGACCATCGGCCTGACGGTGATCGATAACCCTGGCGGGAATCAGATCACATGGACCTGCCGGGCGCTTATCGGAACGTCGGCGGGTGCGGAGCCCGCCTGGCCGACCGTGATTGGAGGGACGGTCGTGGATAACACCGTGACGTGGACGGCCAGCAGCTTTGCGATTGTCGATGCGAACTGCCCAAACTCCAAAATCCTCGCCAAGCTCCAACAGAAAATTTATGCCGCAGACGAGGGCGACGTTGCATTCTGCAAGACCGGAGACCCGCGCGATTGGACAGCCGCGAGCGATGCTGGATTCATTCCTTCATCGATCAACGCCGCAGGTTCGGATACGGTGACAGCGCTCGGGGATTATCAGGGCGATCTGGCGATCTTCTTCAGCGACTCGACGCAGGTGTGGGACGTGGATTCCGATCCTGCTCTGAACACCCTGAAAGCGACGGCGGAAAACATCGGCACAATCCACAGCAAGAGCCCGCAGGCTTTTGCCAATGATTTGAGTTTTCTATCGAAGGCCGGCATTCGCTCGATTACGGTCTCCGTGCTGACCGAGAGTCTGCAAGAGTCGGATGTCGGCAGCGCGATCGACGCCCTCCGATCAGAGATCGCGGATGCGGACGACGCGCGCGCAATCTTCTATCCGGGGCTCGGTCAACTGTGGCTCATAAACGGCTCGAAGAGTTACGTGCTCTCCTACTCGAAGACGAAGAAGATCGCAGGCTGGTCAACCTTCGAGTTTCCGATCACGATCACGGACGCGACGATCCTGAATAACGAGCTTTACCTGCGCTCAGGCAACGTGATCTACAAGGCCGACTCTACCGCATTCAACGATGACGGCGTGGCGCCCCTGTGTGAAGTGGAAATGTATTATCAGGACGAGAAGACGCCCGGCATCCTCAAGCAGTTCAGCGGGTTCGATCTCGTGACGAAGGGCGCCGCAGAAGTGGCTTTCCGCTACGATCCCCGGAACCCCAGCGCGCAGACAACCTACCTGTCACTCTCGGGCGGGCGCACCGAGCCGGTCTACTATCTTGATCTCCCCGGCATCGCCGGCAACTACGCCAGCACGCCGGACAGCGCGGCGAACAGCGTTACGGGAGACATAGACATCCGGGTAAAGTTGGCGGCGGACGATTGGACGCCAACGGTCGCGCAGATTCTAATCTCCAAATGGGCAAACGCAGGTTCGCAAGGATCATGGATTATTTTCCTTAATACCGGGGCAAGTCTGAGTTTGTATGGCACAGCAGACGGCAGCACTCAATACAACGCCGACTCCACTGCGATCGTTAGTGCCAGTGATGGGGCAACTAAATGGATTCGCGCTACGCGAGAAGTATCCAGTGGAGATATGAAGTTCTACACCAGCGATGACGGTGTGGCCTGGTCACAACTTGGAGCAACTGTCACGGTGTCTGCCGGATCGGGATTTTTCGATAGCAGCGCGGCGGTGAACATCAGTGGGTATAACTCGGGAGCGGATTTTCCATTTGCTGGAAAAATCTACCGCGCCCAAGTCTTCAACGGCATCAACGGCATCAAGGTCGTGGACTTCGAGCCGCGCTTGATCGACAAGAACACGCTGAAGGGCGTGATGTGGACTGAGGAGCGCTGGACGGTGAACCAGAGCGGCGCAAGCCCGGCCACCGTTGGCTTTACCAACGAGCCCGTCACCGATCCGCATCAGACGCTTGTGGGCGACACGCGCCCCGGGGATTTACTGCCGCTGGAGATTCAGGCAACCGCGATCGCGCCGATCTTCCGGCATCAGGCGGATGAGGATTTTGGAGTCGAACTCGTGCAGGCGTACTATGAAAATTTGGCACCGGTTTAGGGAGGCATCATGGGATTCTCATTGA